AGCAGCGCTACTTGGTGAAGGGCCGGGAATTTACGTCATGCGGCATTGCAAGGCATCGATTTCCACAATTCCTGTGCTCCCGCGTGACGACGTGAAGCTAGACGACGTTGACACGACGGCCGAAGATCATCCTTATGACGGATGGCGCTACCGTGTTCTAAAAGGTAATTCGCACTACGGGAACGTGCCGCTCAAGTTCGTCGGACTGTAGGGATCGCATCATGCCGAACGTCGCTTACGAATTGCCGATCTATGTAGAGCGAATGCGCGCATGGGAAGATATCGCGCATTGTTGCGCGGGCGAGTATGTGATAAAGCGGCATCGCGAACGCTATCTTCCGCAGCTTGAATTGACCGGCGACACGAAGGCGGACGCGTTACGGTATGCCGCCTATCTTACGCGCGCTGTTTTCTATAACGTCACACAATCGACAGTTGAGGGGCTTGTTGGACAGGTATTCACGCACGATCCTGTTGTGGAAGTCCCGGACGAAATGGACGTGATTATTGACGATGCGCAAGGCGATGGAATTAGCCTTAAACAACTCGCGAAAATAGCAGTTACGGAACTCGTTAAGTTCGCGCGCGTCGGCGTGTTTGTCGATTATCCCGACGTGTCTGCTACAGTGTCGAAAGCGCAGCAAGCGGCCGGCTTCGTTCGCCCGACGATTATCATTTACGATCCAAGACACATAATCAATTGGCGCAAGGTGACGATCGGCGCAAAGCGTATGTTATCTCTAGTTGTCATTCGTGACAGCGCGTTGGTATCGGATGACGGTTTCGAGCCGACAACGGAAACGATTTACCGCGTGTTACGGCTGGACGGCGCGCCTGCTACGGATGAAACGCTTTCGCCGGATGCGCCTTTGCGCTACGTCCAAGAGCTTTGGCGCGAGGGCGCGGGGGCACCTTATCGGACGTTCGAGATTGTTGACGGCAGCGGACAGCCGATGCGCGAAATACCGTTCATGTTTTCCGGCGCTGTAACAAACGACCCGGAACCGGATGAGCCGGACCTTGCGTCGCTTGCGTCTCTCAACCTCGCGCACTACCGTAATAGTGCGGATTACGAGGACAGTTGCCACCTTGTTGGACAGCCGCAACCGATCTATTCAGGCATAACGGACGAATGGCTCACGAAGATACAAGGGCAGGTTTATTTCGGTTCGCGCGCGCCTGTCTGCCTCCCCGTGGGGGGTTCGGCCGAATTGCTGCAAGTCTCGCCGAATGGGATGCTAAAAGAAAGTATGGATCAAAAGGAAGCGCAAATGCTGGCGATCGGCGCGAAGCTGATAACGCCGCAACGCGTGCAACGCACAGCGACAGAGGCCGGCATAGATGACGTTAAAGAAATGTCAACGCTAGGCTCTATTGTGGATAATCTCTCGCAAGCGATCACGTTCGCGCTTAAGATATGCGCACGGTTTATGAACTTGCCAGAAGATGATATAAATTATCAGTTAAATAGCGATTTCGACGCCGCGCATATGACGCCCGATGAGCGCAAGCAATTGCTCGCCGAATGGGTTGCGGGCGCGATTACGTTTTCTGAAATGCGCGCGCAATTGCGCAAAACAGGCGTGGCGACGGCGGACGATGACGAAGCGCGGACAGAGATAGAAGCCGACATGCCACCGGCCCCTGATCCGGCGCTTGACCCGGCAGTGCCGCCAACGCAAATCGCGGCGTAACGTATGTCACTGTTTGACGCGACGATGCGCCACCAAATTCTGCTAGAGCGCGTGAAGCTTTGGCAGTTGTCGCAATACATGCGCACGCACGCGGACATAAAGAAAACTGTTCGCACAGTTATCGGTGCGTTGTCTGTCATGAACATGACAGATTTATCTATCAGCGCAGTTCGCGCGCTACAAAACAAATTGCGCAAGGCGATCCAGAAACTTTTGAATGCCTACAGCGCGGCGTTGCAAGCGTTTCTAAAATCGCTGTGCGATATTGACCGCCTGTTGTCTATCGCGATTTCGCAAGAATTTTTTGACGCATCGCTTGATGAACAGAAAAAGAAAAATGGGCTCTTACCGTTGTTTTCTTTGCTTGCGGTCACGAACACGGACGCGCTCTTTACGTTCATTCGCAATGAGCCCATGCCGGCGAATGGCTTGGCGATCGAAGAAAGCGTAGACCAGTTTTCGGCTGGTGTTATCAATTCGATCACACAGCGCATCGCGGCCGGATACGCTAATTCCGAAACGCCCTCACAAACGCTGCAAGCGATCGTCGGGACAGACAAGATTTATGGTCGCGACGGCATCCTAAACCGCACAGTTCGGCAGGCGCGCGCGACAATAAACACGACGACACAGCACGTAAGCACGTTAACGCAGGCCGGCGTCCAATCCCTATGGTCAACACGGTATATGTGGATTTCGATTGTTGACGATCGCACGACGGCGATTTGTCTTTCACGCGATCGGAATATTTATGCCTACGCGACAGGACCGCAGCCGCCCGCGCATCCTAATTGCCGTTCGCGGATCGTGCCATTCGACGAAGACGAACCTATCCCTGTATTCAGTACGATTTATGAATACTGGCAGGCACAGACCGCAGATATTCGCAACGCACTCGGAACGGTGCGGAGCGGACAGCCGTACAGCGGCGTTTCGCGCCCGTTGACATTGGCACAGTTGAGCGCGAATTTGCCGACATTATTGGAGTGACATGCGATGAAAAGGAAGCTCACAAAAGCCGAATTTGATGCTCTCTCGGACGTGCTTAAAAAGCTCTATGAGGAAAGCGACGGCATTTATGTTTTGATGCTCGAAGATGACGACGAAGACGTAGCGCGTTTAACGACCGCGTTGACAGCTTCGCGCAGCGACACGAAAAAAGAAAAAACCGCGCGCACGCGGCTCGAAGCGCAGGTTGCGGAATTGTCCGCGAAAGTGGAGGAGTTGACCGGCGAACCGTCGCCAGTAAATAAAGACGTGAAATCCATCGAGGCATCTTACAAGCAAAAACTCGCGGACGAAAAAAGAACGGCGGACGAAAAGCACGCATCTTTGCGCGGATATATTGAACGCACGACGCTCGACAAAGCCGCAATGGAACTTGCGGCAGAAATCTCAACCGTGCCCAAAGTGATGGTGCATCACATTAAGTCACGGCTCAAAATCGAGTTTGACGATGACGAACCGATTTTGCGCGTGCTGGACAGCGCCGGAAACCCGTCCGCATTATCTCTTGTGGATTTGCGAAAAGAACTTGTTGCAGATAAAGAGCTTTCCGGTATTGTGAAGGCGTCCGAGGGCCGGGGCGGTGGTGCCAGTGGCAATCGGCGCGGCGGTGGTGCCGCAAAAACTCTCGATGATATGACGGAAACGGAGCGCACGGCTTTTGCGCGCGAGGACCCGGATGGGTTTGACGCGGCGCTTGCAGCACAACGCGCCGCTTTCGCGAAGGAACGCAATAAGCGTGGGCCTGCGCGCCGCGCTATGTGACTTTGGAGCCTAAGGCCATGACCACGACAAGCGTGCTTCTTACGGACATTGTAGAGCCGAAAGTTTATTTCAGCTATGACACTGTGGACGACACAGAGAAAACCGCTTTCGTGGACAGCGGCATTGCCGTCACCAATCCGGCGCTGACGGCAAAGGCGAATTCGGGCGGTAAAACCGTTGACATGCCGTTTTGGAATGATCTCGACCCGTCAATCGAGCCGAATTATTCCAGCGACGACCCGGACACGCTCGCCGATCCGAACAAGGTTGACGCAGCGGAAACAATCGCGCGCGTTTCCTATCTCAATCAAGGGTATGCTGCTGCTGATCTTGTCGGCGAAATCGCCGGCAGCGACCCGTTGCAGCGCATTCGTTCACGCTTTTCTGTATATTGGCAGCGCCAATTCCAGCGGCGTATTCTCGCAATCGCGATGGGGCTCGCCGCGAATAACATCGCCAATGACGACAGCGACATGATGGAAGATATTTCCATCGCGGATGGCGCGAACGCGACGGCGGACAATGTGTGGTCGCGTTCCGCGTTTATTGACGCGGCATTTTCGCTCGGTGATATGTTCCAATCAATCAGCGCGATCGGCGTGCATTCTCTCGTCTATAAACGGATGCTGGACAACAATGATATCGATACGATCTTGGACAGCGACGGCTCCACGCAAATTCCAACAGTCCTCGGTCGCCGCGTAATTTACGACGACAGCATGCCCGTCGTCGCTGGCGGAACGTCCGGCTTTGTTTATACGTCCGTGCTGTTCGGTGCCAGCGCAATCGGTTACGGTGTGGGCACTCCGAAAAATCCCGTCGAAACGCAGCGCAGCGCACTCGCGGGGAACGGCGGTGGCCTTGAATTCATCGTTGAGCGGAAAACATGGCTTGTGCATCCGCTCGGACACAAGTTCAATTCCACGACCGTTTCGGCCGGTTCGCCTACGCTCGCAAACCTTGCGCTTGCGACGAATTGGACGCGGCAGGTTCCGCGCAAGAATGTGCCGATTGCGTTCTTGCGCACCAACGGTTGACATTTCGCCGCTTCACGCCCCGCGCGATTATCCACGCGGGCCTTCACACAGGAACGCGCGACTATGACCGTCGATACAAACCGCAATATTCCGTCTCTGTTGACGACCGCGAAAGCGATTGACGCCAATATTCCAAGTTCGGATATCGTTGAAGAAACGGGCGACAGCGGCGCGGTGCAAGGTGCGAACGCATCGGCGAGCGAGGAAGTCACGGCTTCGCACAAAACCGTCATTTCACTCGCCGCGCGATCCGTCGCGCTTGTCGATAACGCGGGCGTTGGCGCGCATCTTTCGTCCAAGGTCTACAGTTTCCCGCAAGGCGTCATTTTAATCGAGGGCGCGGTTGCCAATCTGACGATTGGCAAGTCCTCGGCTGGTGTAAACGCAGATTGGGACGGCGATATCGGTCTCGGGTCGGTCGCGTGCGACAACAGCAACACGCTTTCGTCAACCGAACAAAACATCATTCCGACGACCGCAACGCCGCAAGCCGTGAGCGGCAACACGACAAGCAAGGCGAAGTCAACCGGAACGCTTGTTATCGACAACACGGCCGGGGGTGCCGGCAACGTTTATCTCAATCAGCTTGTTGACGACGCCGACCAAGACGTGACCACGACGCCGTGCAATCTCACTTATTCCGGCACAATCACGCTGATCTGGAAAAACATCGGCGATAACTGAGGGCGTTTGCGTGGCTGATATTCCGCTCAAGGATTTACTGCGCGCGGCGAAGCGCACAAGCCGCTCGGTCAAGGGCTTGCCGCCGCTTCCCGACCCTGCCAGAGCCGCGCCGCCACGCAAACCCGCCCAGCCCGCGCCTGCCGCCCAGCCCGCGCCCTTGCGCGCGCCTGTAGCTGTTGACGCCGGGGAACCCCTAGAAGCCGGTAAGGGCGCTCTCGCGGAAGCGGTGCCTGTAGCGCCCGCCGCGCCGCCGACGCCGGCAGCGACCACGGCTCCCGCGCCTACAACGGGCTGGACGACCGGCGCGCCTGGCGCCCAGCCTGCTCCGGGCAAACCGATCGCGCCGACGCCGGAACAGCGCCAACGGATGCGGACCCGCCGCGCACGATGAGGGCAGATGCCTATTTCAATTGTCGTCGAAGATGGGACCGGTAAGACGGACGCGAACGCCTATGTTTCCGTCGCGTCGGCACGTGCCTACGCCGAAGCGCGCGGGAAAGACGACGTGCTGCCGGAAGATGACGACGATGTTGCGGCGCTGATTGTTCAATCGACAGATTATCTTGAAACGCTCCCGTGGAAGGGCACGCGCACCACGACGACGCAGGCGCTCGCTTTCCCGCGTTGCGGCGTTGTGATTGATGGGCAATGTTTAGCGGATGATGTTATCCCCGTTCGGCTGACGACGGCACAATCACAGGCCGTGTTAGAAATTGCGGTAAATGGCGATCTGTTGCCAACGCAGATGAAGCCGGGGATCAAGGAAAAGGATATTGGGCCGATCAAAACGATTTATTTCGGCGGCGACAATACCGATTTCATTCCGCGTTTCCCGATGCTGGACGCCATGCTGAGACAATTACTCGGCACGTCCGGCGCGAGTAATATATTCGGTGTGCGCGTATGACGAAATACGCAGACGAAATTGCGAGCGCGCGGGACGCGATTACAGAGGCCGGTGACACGGTGCTGTGGCAGCGTGCCGGCACGACGCTCGGAACCGTGCCGATCGTTTGGCTCCCCTCGGCACAGCTTTCGCAATGGGCATTACAGTTTGGACGTGAGTTGCAAGTGCCAATTGGTTATCGCTATGGACTTATGCCGGGCGATGTTCCGTTCATTCCGGCATCGCGCGACCAAGTGACGGGATCGGACGGCGTAACGCGAAATATCGAAATGGCGGACGTGCTTGCGCCGGACGGTACGGCGATCCTCTATTATTTGTACGTGTCGGAATGAACCTATCGGATGCACGCGAAGCAATGATTGCGCGCCTTGTAGCGGCCGTACATGACAACTTTGGCACCGTGCCATTGCTCGTTGAGCCGGAAGTTATCGCGCCTATGACAGTGCAGGCGACACCGCTCGATACGACAAAGTTTTATGTGCGCGCAATTTCATTCGCCAATCAACAGCGGGCAGCGGCGTTCAATAAAAGACTGCGCACGAATGGAATATTTTATGCGAACGTGCTATGCCCCGTGAGATTCGACAACGCGCGCACCAGTGTGGGTAAGCTTGCCGATTTGATCGCGGCAGCGTTTGCAGGTAAGCAGGACACGAACGAATTATTTTATCGCACGGCGCTCGTGCGAGAACAGCCGGAAGAGAATAACCGTTTCAACCTCCGCGTGGAAGTTGCGTTTGACCTGACGACACGCAATTAGGAGCTTTCGCTATGACCACCGTTGACAGCATTGACAGCAACTCAACCGGCCTTCGTATCGCAAAATGGCCGTTGGCCGGCGATAGCTCCGACAATTGGATGGAGCTTGAGCCGAATTCATACAAGGATTTTGGCGCGCAAATCAAAACGACGCCACGCAATCCGATCAACCGCAATCGTCAGCGTCGGCGCGGCCCGCCAACCGATATGGACGTATCAGGCGGGTATCAGGAAGATTTGACTTACTTCGGTTGTCAGCGGTGGTTCGAAGGATTGATTTGCGCCGAATACATCGAAAAGCTTTCGCTCGACGTGGCGACCGTGGACGGCACGACAAACCACGATTATGAGCCGGCGAGCGGCGGCGGCGGCTTCGCGGCGGGCGATATCATTTTCGCGGAAGGCTTTACGCAGGCAGCGAACAATGGCGTTAAGCTTGTGACCGGTTCGCCGGGCGCGACAAGTGTTCCGTCGTCGGGCGGCGGTTTGGTTGATGAAACAGGTGCGACGGGAACGATTGCGAAGATCGGCTATCGCTTTGTGTCAGGCGATGCGACGATCGCAGCTTCCGGTTCACGGTGGAAGATGCACACCTCGACGAAAGATTTCACAACGCTTGGCCTCACGGTTGGCGAATGGGTTTTCATGGGCGGCGATGCCGCGAATACTGGATGGGTGACGGCCGGGAATTGCGGGTGGGCGCGTATTTATTCCATCGCCGCGCACGATCTTGTCCTCGATAAATTCTTTTCCGTCATTCCAGGCACGTCGCTTGCGATTGACGCAGGCACGTCTAAGACGGTTGAGATTTATTTCGGTCGCGTGCTCAAGAATGCGCTTGGTGCGTCGATCACGCGACAGCTTTATTCGATTGAACGCAATCTAGGCATTCCAGAAGATGGCGGCAGCGACGAACAAGCCGAATATCTCGATAAGGTGCGGCTTGACCAAGGCGTGATCACGTACAACACGGCCGACAAGATCACAATCGACGTTGATACGATGGCGTGCAATTATGACGCGGTTGACGCTGGCGATATTCGCGACGGCACGCGCACGACTGTTATCCCCGGCCCGGCGTTCAACACGTCGTCGAATATGTTCTTTTGTTACTTGTCGGAATACGACAACGGCATGGGAACGGATTTACTGCAAGACTTTGTGGATGCTTCCCATACGATCAAGAACAATATCAAGGCGAATAAGGCGCTCAAGGTGTTCGGTGCAAAATCGCTCTCGGCCGGTACATTCGAAGTATCCGCGACACTTACAGGATACTTCGTTGAAACGGCGTTCAATCAGGCGGTGCGCGCCAGCGGCGAGACTTCACACGGCATCGGGCTTATTGGCGAGAACGATGGCGTGAATGTCGGCATCGTATTCGATATGCCGCTAATTACGTTGTCTGATGGCCGCTTGAAAGTGGCACAAGATGAACCGATCACGATTCCGCTGACGTGTGATGCGTCAACCGCAATCGACGTGAACCCAAATTCGGATTACACGTTTCTTTGCAATTTTTTCGATTGTCTGCCGGACCTTGCAACGCCTCCCGCATCGCAGTGAGTGGAGTTTGATCCATGAGTGAGTTTGACGATTTCGAAAGTGCATTTGGTTCGCCGGCCAAATCGAGTGAGACATTCTGTTATTTCAATGTCTTTCTTGAAGGCCGGTTTTTCGATCCTACGTCACGCGAAGCGCAGGCCGCGAATACGAAGTTTTCAAAGCCTATCGCGAAAATGATTAAGCTCAACGCGCTTCCTGACGCAAAGAAACGTGAGCTTGGTTATCGCGTATTGATCGAGGTATCACTGATCGGCTGGCAAGGCGTGACGGCGGCGCATATCAAGCATGGCGAAGTTACCGAACAAGAAAAAATAACGCCTATCGATTGCACGCCAGATAATGCGCTTGCGTTCTTCAAAAAGTATCCGCGTTTTGCGCAATCGTTTTATGAGGACTGCTCGGATATTTCGAACTTCGGCATTGCGCCGGCAGACGAAGACGACGCAAAAAACTAAGAGCGGCACTGTCATTCGCGCTCAAGCAAGGCAGTGCCGCGCGGAAACTCATTCAATTCGCCTTAGAGAGCGGGCGTCCGCTACCGCGCGTATTCGCGGACGCGCCGGAAATTCGCGATGATCTTCGCTTGTATTGGTCGGCGTTCTGGCAACTCACGACTTGCCGAACGACGCCGCAATCTGCTATACCGTGGACAGCCGTTCGAACATGGGCAACCGAAGCGCGCCTAGACCGCGAGTTGACCGCCGATCTATTTTTCCTGATCAGCGAAATGGACGCAGAGTTTTTCGCGTTCATGCGGGCAAAACAGGGCAACAGCCATGGCGATTCAACTCGACGTAACAATGCCCACAATCGCGGACTTCGAAGCTAAATTTCGTGCATTAGGCGATCATGTCGGACAACGCATGTCGGCGCGCATCAAACTGATGGCCTCGACGTTGATTGAGGAACTTGTTCTCGCGAATACGCCAGTGTGGAGCGGGCAGGCGCGGTCTAATTGGCAAGTCGGCATTAACGCAAAGACCGATAACTTTCTGAAAATTCCGCGCCCGACGAAAGCGCATCCGCCGCAACCGGACGCATATTTCAGCGTTTCCGCGTCACTTGAATTGAGCATTGTCAATCAGGCGACGTATCGTGACGCGATACATATATTCAATAATGCGCCGTATATCCAGCGATTGAATGCAGGATATTCGCCACAAGCGGAGGCCGGTTTCGTTCAAGCCGTGATCGCGCAAACCGTTGCGCGTGTGGGCAGCATTCCTGCAAATTTGTTTTCGGCGGGTATTTGATGGCTGACGAAAGCATTGATATTGTCGTTAAGCAAAGCGGGTTCGAGGAAGCCTTCGCGAACCTGCGATTGCTAGGCGTTACAGGATCGCAGGCAGCAGACAAGCTTGTAAGCGGATGGGTTCGCGCCTCACAAGGGTCCGCCGCGCTTGAGGCGAACACAAAACTTATGTCGGCCGCGATGTCGAATGGCAGGATTAATATTGCGGCCTTCTCTGACGCGCTTGACCGTATGTCGGAACAAGAATTAGTTGCTGCTGCCAATTCGCAAAAAGTTATTTCAGGAATAAATAATGTCGGGCAGGCCGCTAAGAAAGGCGGTGATAGCGTTGATGCGCATACACAGTCGGTCAAAAGCCTGTCCGGCTCTTATACGGGGTTAACGAATGTTCTCAAGGTTGCGGCGACCTATTTAGGATTGAAAGAGCTTGTTGATGCGTCCGACGCGGCAACGAAGATTGATAATCAGCTAAAACAGGTAACGAAAACAACAGACGATTATAACACTGTTTATCAGTCGCTTTTGAAAACATCGAACCAATCGCAAACGGCTTTTCAGGACAACGTGAAATTGTTCTTTAATATGTCTAACGCAACCGCCTCTCTTGGCATTTCCAGCGATAAGCTTGCGACTGCTACGGACACTGTTGCCGAGAGTATGCGGCAGTCCGGAACGTCGGGAGCGCAGGCTTCACGTGCAATTCTTGAATTATCCGAAAGTTTGTCAAAGGGTGAGCTTAACGGCCGTCAGTTCCTTTCGATTGCGATGAACGCACCGGGACTTTTGAGCGCGCTTGCGACAGGATTGGGCACAACGCGGCAGGGCCTAAGCGCAATGGCAAAGGGCGCGGAGGATGCGGGCAGGTCTGTCGGTGGATCGTTTGACGGTCAAGTCGCGAAAGCGAAATTGACGACGACACAACTTTCGCAAGAGGTGAAACGCCATACCGATCTTTTGAACCAAGAGATTGCGAGCGGTAAGCTTTCCGGGCAGGCTCTCATAAATGCGCAGCAGGACTTAACGAACCTCACGCAAAAGGCGGCGATACAGCGTCAACAGACGTTGCAACTCGAAGACAAGCAATTGCAAGAGAGCATGGCTAATAATGTTACCGTGACAAACCTAGATGCAAAAACGATTGTTGATGCGCTTATTAAGGCGAACGCTTCGGTTAATGAGAACGCGGCTAAGATACAAGTTTCGATCGGCGGTGCTGTTACCGAAATAAGCAACGCATGGATTGATTATGTCGGCAGAACGCAGCAAGCGACAGGTGCGAATAAATTGATTGTTGCCGGTTTGGAGGATATCGCTAAAAACTTGAATACGATAATTCCGATTGTTGCATTGTTCGCGGCAGGTTGGCTTGCGGTTCAGGCTATCTCAATCATCGGTGGTATAGCAACGGGCCTCGTTACGCTCGTGACGTTTATGTCGTCAACGCTTATTCCCGTGCTGGCCGAGGTCGGTGTCGCATTCACAACGGCAATGGGCCCGTGGGGACTTATCATCGCCGGCATTGTCGCGGCGATTGCTATTCTTATCACGCATTTTCAACAGTTGAAGACTGCCATTAACGATGCGGCCATTGCATTGACTGGCAGCGGCCTTTCGAATCTCGGCTCGACAAATACGGGCGGCAATATAAATTACGACGAACAAAATCCTGTCATTAATCCGAATGGCGGTTTCGACACGGGATTGACGCAGTTTAGAAGTGGCGGCTCATTCAGCATTCCGGGAGCCGGCGGTGTCGATAGTAAACTTGTGCAGTTCATGGCATCGCCGGGCGAAACGGTGCACATTCGCACGCCAGCGCAGCAAGCGGCGATGCCGCATTTTCGAGATGGTGGCGACAACCTTGTAACGACGCTAGGCTTGCAAGGTGTTAGTGTCGCGTATGTCCCGTCTGTAAACGACAGTGTTACAGGCTACAAACCTATTGACCCGACTTCGGCGGCAGCGCAAACCGCAACGCCGGTGATTGTTGGCAGCGACACATTCGGCGCGCCAGCGAATGATAACAGTGCTGCACAATCGGCGTATGACACAGACTTTTTCCTGCTCAAGCGGTGGATTGCAGGATCGCAACAAACTAGTAATCCGTTTAATAATGCGACGATCGCAAACGGCACGTATCAATTGCAGCAGAAAGTGGATGCTGATCTCAAAAAAGGTGCGATGCCTTGGACCGCCGCGCAAGCAAACCGTGTCGCCTATAATCTGGGCGTCACACCGGATGAGTTTTATTTGCCCGGTGGAATTGTCGGGCTGAGCGGACAGGCATATCAAAATGTCTGGAATGCAACACAACCTGATTTCACAGCGCGCGACGGACTTGATTACACGGTGCCGGGCGCAGGCGCGGCCGATAGCCGGGTGCTCTCGCTCGCCGTCTCGCCGGGCGAGCATGTGAGCGTTAAGACGCCCGCACAACAAGCGAACAATAGCGGCGGCGGACGATCGATAAGCAATACGATTGTCTATAATGTGCAAGGCAGCATTGACGATCTTAAGCGGTCACAGCGCCAGAAAGATCAAAAGACGGCGACCACGTTTGCGATCCTCGCGCGCCGGAGTGTAGGCAAATGACAGAGCCTTATGACGACGTGCAATTGCCTGATAGTATTGAACAGGGCGCGCAAGGCGGGCCGAATTTTTCGACAAACATCATTGAGCTTTCGAGCGGACGCGAACAACGCAATCGCAATTGGAAATACGCAAAGGCAACATACGTTATTGGCTACGGTACGCAGTATCTTGACGACGATATCTATAACGTTCGAGATTTTTTCAATGCGCGGAGCGGACGTTGGCGCTCCTTCGCGTTTAAAGACTTTCTTGATTACAGCGTAACCGGACAGGCAATCGGCGTCGGCGATGGAACGGCGACGGAATTCTATCTTGTCAAAAGCTACACGTCAGGACCTACAACCTACACGCGGCCGATCTCTCGACCGCTTTCCGCAACGCTGAAAATCTATTTCGATGACGTGGAGCAGGCAAGCGGCTGGACACTTGGCGCGCTCGGGCTAATCACATTTGACACGGCACCTGACGCGGACGTGGTTATCACGTCGGACTTTGAATTTAACGTTCCGGTGCGTTTCGACACGGACACATTTTCCGCAACGCTTGAAACATTCGAGGCAGGCGAAATTCCGAACTTGCCGCTTAAAGAGGTATTGGAGCGCGATACGTGAGGACGCTAACAAGCGATCAACAATTGTCGATCGACGCGGGGGGAACGACGCTTGCGCGCATCCTGTCAATCACTCTCTTGGGCGGCGCTGTGTTGCGGTTTGCCGATTGCGATATTGACCTTGTTATTGGCAGCGACACTTATCACGCAAATTCTGGTTTTACCGCTAGTGCAATTCAAACAGCAATCGGAACCGACCCTGCAAGCGCGACGTTCGCGCTTCCCATGAACATAGACGGCATCCAAAAGGCGGCTGTTGACGCGGGCGCGCTCGATAATTCCATCGTGCTTTTCTCGCTCGTTGATTGGCTCTTTCCGTCACGCGGTTCGATCGATTGGTTCACAGGCATTGTCAAAGAGATAAAATACAAAGACGACACGTATTGCGAATTGACTTGCGAGCCGTTGCTTGATCCTGATTTGCAAATAAACGTCGACACATTCCAGACGAATTGCCGCGCCGATCTTGGCGATGCACTGTGCACGGTGGATATTGACGCGCTCAAAAAAACATTCACGATTGTGACAGTCTCAAACGTGCAAGTGTTCACAACCGATCTGACAGATGCGGACGCCGCGTGGAATAATGGCCTTGTCGTTTTCACATCCGGCGCGAACAACGGGCTTGCGTTTGAAATCGGCGCATACACTCTGAGTGGCGGAACGATCACGCTGCAATTTGTGACGCCCTATCTGCCCACGACGGGCGATACTGGCACGATCTACCCCGGCTGCGATAAGACGCCGGCGAATTGCGTAGCTTATGCTAACATGGTGAATTTTCGGGGGGAACCGACGTCTATTCAGCCGACTGCAATTGCGTCGGCAGGGACAGCCGCAAGTTGAGGCAGCGACAGGGGCTAGGCTGGCATGGCAGGTGTGAGCGCGGTAGCGGTAGCGGGGGCAGGCGGAAGCCCGCCAGTGAACGCCGCTGGGGCGTCTACGCCATCCGTTTTCACGGCACAGTCAATCCAGCCGGCCTCCGGGCCTATCCCGCTGCTGTTTGGCCTGACACGGGTTATCGGCTGGGGCCTGTGGAGCGGCGCACGTGTAGGTAACACGGTTTCGTTTGCCGTCGCGTTCGGAAGGCCAGCGCCGGGAGTGCGCGCGACAGTTGTGCGTCGCATGTGGTTCAACGGTAAGTTGCTTTACGATGCGACGACGCCGGGCGGGGCGCTTTTGCCTGCTGCCGCTAAGTGGCGGTTCTATCCCGGTGACAACGTGCAAGGTGTCGATCCGGCGATCGCGGAAGATCGCGGGCAGTATGCGCCGGCTTTTCGCGGACTTGCCTACGCGGTGTTTGAAGACTTCGATTTGACGCTGACACAAGGCGTTATGCCGAATGTCATTGCGGAGATTGACCAGCAATCGAGCAATTCCGCGCCAGTTTTTCCATTTACCGATAGTGACAAACTCTATGCGTCCGCGACCGTCGATTGGTCGCGCAATCTTATGATATGTTTCGGCGGCGGCGATCCGCTGCAAATAGTTGACGTTTACGACATTTCGAAAAACACACTTCGTTATTCGCTGCAAATCGACAATAGCGCCGCGACACGATGCCTTTCACTCGCGTTCAACGGCGATCCGTATTTCTATGCCGGACAGGCTGGTACGTCGAATAGCGAGGAATTCCGTCTCTACAGCTATTCATCGGGCGAAACTCTATGCGTGTTCGGCAGTCAGAATAACGATACAAACGATACAGACGATAACATAACGTTTGTCGTGCGATCCGGCACGCTTCAAGGCATTGACGGTTTTTCAGATTTTTGTGTGGCGCTGAGTGAATTCGGCGGCGTTTTTGTTTTCCAGCGAACAGGAACGCAATTTTTTTTGCGGAGCCGTGACACGGGTTATGGTTTTAACAAGGCAAAAGCCGTCCGAGGCGCATTAATTGCAGGGAATAACACACAAGCGAGCAAAGACTGGTATGCGCAAAATTATCAAGCGCCGGTCCCGGCCTTGCCGCCAATCCCAAAAAAGTTTTCCGTTGGTTACATTTCAAACAACAGTGGTGTGATAACGCGCGTTGCAATCACGTCGAGCGGATTACGCGTTCCTGCTGTTAGTGCGTTGACACGCGCGCAAATCGGTACGTATCCCGGCGGCCCTGTTTATCAGTATTCCTACGCGATCGGTTATTTGTCCGAAAGTTTCACGGACGTTCTCACGCTTGACGCAAATGAAATATGCGATGAAATTTTTTGCGGTCCTGCAAACAATCCGTATGTGACATTGATTGTCAGTAATCCTGTTCTGAGCAAATCTTACGTTAGACGTTACGACACTGTGTGGAACGCGAAGCTCGCGGGGCTATCTGGTAGTGAAATAACTGACGATCAAATGAACACATTCGATTTAGTGCTCAGTGTGGAAGTTCCGGCCCTGACTATAAACGGCACGACCAAGCCGGGGCAACTCACGATGCCGCGCAACGGCGGGACGAAAATAGGCTATCCGCAAGCCGGTGCGGGGATGGTTGTTATTGATATTTACACAGGCGAGTATTATGAAGTCGCTCCTTCGGATTTTGAATTTAAGAACGCTGATGGCACGGGCGGTGCGTTGTCTTTCTTGTTTGCGCCGACAGATATCTATGATCCTGCGACGGCGACCTTGCTCTACGTTGAACAAACAGACAATCGCGACCCTATACAGCCCGGAAAAATCTTTCTCGCTAACGCTACGGTGACAGAGGGATATTCGCTTGCGGACTATCTTACCGCCCTTTGCGAAACCGCAGGATACGCCGCAGACAACATAGAAACCTCCTTTGATGAGATAGATATAATCGGCGCTGTTGTGAACGTGCCAGTTAGCCTTGTCGATTTGCTTTCACAGATTTGCGCGCTTTTTCGTATTGACGTGTCAAACCCGACAGGCAGAATCCGTTTCTCGCAAAAGGTGCGGGGCGCATCTCTTGTTTATGACGCTGATTTCAGCGCGAACGACCTAGCGCCTGTTGAGCAAGAAAGCGACGATAAGACGCGCGCCAATAGTGACCGTGACGTGACATTCGCATTGCCTAATGTGCTTTCCGTTGATTATCTCGACGTTGACAATAACAACGCGATCGGAACGCAATCGTACAAGCGCACGCAATTCCCGGTTAAAACATCGAATAGCAATCTAACGCAAACACTTTCCGTTAACATCATCATGCACGCGTCCGATGCGCTTTACTGGCTAGCGCGTGCCATGTTTGATATGTGGAACGGTGCGACGACGATAGACATTCGTTTGCCGCAGCAATATGCAAGCCTTGAACCGGGAGACTACATTCGCGTCACAGATGACGACGGCAACGTATTGACCGCCAAAGCCGAACAAGTCACACTAAATGGCGATCTTTCTTTGTCGTGCACGGTGCGGCCGTTTGCGCAATTCGTCACATTTCCTACGCCGACGCCCGTTGACGCAGGGCAATCGGGCGGCGGTTCGCTAGGCTCCGATGGCGCGACAGGAAGCGGTGCTAGTCCAACGTCACCAATAATCAGCGCGTATCCTGCACAGTTTTTCTTGCTGGACAACGTGCAAGTCATGGCTGGCGCGGACACGACAGACCAGCGCGGCTCGGTGGAT